CTAAGGGTGAAGCGGAACAAAGCCTGAGTGAGATGGAACGACAAATCATGAAGGAGATCGAGGGTCTGAGCATCCGAGTATCTCTGTTTGAAGCCCTGAAGCAGTTGATTGTTTCTGGCAACGTCCTCTTGTACTTCCCTGACGAAGGCCCGATGCGAGTCATTCGTTTGGATCGCTATGTTGTTAAGCGAGACCCAATGGGCAACGCCAAGAAGATCGTCATTAAAGAAAACGTGTCCCCATCTATGCTTCCTCCGGAAGCCCAAATGATGGCTAAGGCTGGCATGGCGTCTCACGAAGACAGCGTCGAGATTTACACCGTATGCTGTATTCTTCCAAACAATAAAGTAGAAGTCTATCAAGAAATTGGTGGGGTAATGATCCCAGACACCTACTCCGTGTATCCCGCAGAGCGTAATCCGTTCCTTGCGTTGCGTATGCACCGTGTTGATGGTGAGGACTACGGTCGTGGGTACATTGAGCAGTACTTTGGAGATCTTGTGTCCCTCGAGAGCCTGAGTAAAAGCATTGTAGAGGCTGCTGCGGCTTCATCCAAGGTTCTCTTCATGGTCAACCCAGTAGGAACTACCCGTGCTAAGAAGTTGGCACAGTCGGCTAACGGAGCCATCATTGAAGGCAATGCGGCTGACGTGACTGTGCTTCAGGTTCAGAAAGCAGGAGATCTTCAGGTTGCCCTACAGACAATGGGAACCATCAACGAGCGTCTTTCATATGCTTTCTTGCTGACCGAAGCCAGTATTCGCCAAGCCGAACGTGTGACCGCTGAAGAGGTACGCTTGGTGACTCAAAGCATTGAGCGTCAACTTGGTGGAATCTACAGCATACTCAGTCAGGAGTTCCAACTTCCACTGGTGAACCGTATCATTGACCGCCTGACCAAGTCAAAGCGTATGCCTAAGATCAACAAAGAGTTTGTCACGCCAACTATTGTCACAGGCATTGATGCCCTTGGACGTGGAAACGACTTGAGCCGACTTGATTTATATTTACAAGGAATTGCTCAGATTTTAGGCCCGGGAGGACTTCAGCAGTATATTGACTTCCGTGAGTACATGAATCGTCGTGCGGCTAGTTTAGGAATTGATACCAAGGGTTTGGTAAAGACAGAGCAACAAATGCAAATGGAACAGCAACAGGCTCAACAACAGCAAATGATGCAACAACTGGCTCCACAAGCGGGTCAAGCCGTAGGTGGTATGTTACAACAAGCACAACGTGGACAGCAACAACAGCAACAAGGAAGATAATGAGCGACCGACAACAAATTTCTATCGTACGAGACACTGCCGAAACCAACAACGAAACAGATTCTTTGGCACAGGCTATTGCAGCCGAGACTGCGGCAGAGGCAGCAATCAAGCAACCTCCTGCAACCCCAGACCGCCCAGAGTGGTTGCCTGAGAAGTTCAAAAGTCCAAATGACTTGGCGCAAGCCTACAGCGACTTGGAAAAGAAACTGACCTCTACAGGAAGCAAGTTGGAAGGTCTTGATGCTTATGCCCAAGAGTTCAACACGAATGGTGACCTTAGCGACGAGTCTATTAAAAAGATTGCCTCTATGGGTATTCCTGAGAACATCGTCAAAGCCTATGTTGACGGTCAGAAGGCTGTACTGGACACCAACGTTGCTAACGTATTTAACCTAGCCGGTGGCGAAAGCAACTACACTCAGTTGATCGACTGGGCGGGTGGTAGTCTTCCTCCTGAAGAGGTTGATTCATTCAATGCTGTTATTGATGGGGGAAACATGAATTCAATCCGCTTGGCAGTAGCCGGTTTAAAGGCTCGATATGAGCAAGCAAACGGTTCATCCCGTGGTGGCTTGATCCAAGGTGAAACTTCCGGGCCGTCCGGTGGTGCCTATCGTAGTGTTGCTGAAATTACGGCTGCTATGCGTGACCCACGCTACGCTAAGGATGCAGCCTATCGTCAAGATGTTGAAATGCGTGTTGGTTTGTCTAACGCTCTAGGAAAGACCCGATGAAAAAAGATTATAAAACAACTGCTCTTGGTGTAGCCACTATCATCACTGCCGTGTCATCTGCCCTGATTGCCCTCCTTGATGGTAATCCTGCCACTACTTTTGATATTGGAACCGTAATTGCCGCCGTGACCGCAGGTATTGGCCTCATTTGTGCTAAAGACAGCGCACCAAAGGTCGATTAATGTGGGGTTGGGTAGGTGAACTTGTTAAAGCAGTTTTGGAATTTATTCAAAAGATGGTTTCCAAGGAGATTTATGCGAAGAACGCTGATCCAACTGCTAATGGTATGCGGGACAAGTTCCTTGCTCGGGTGCGTAAATTCCGTAATTCTCGTACCGGCGGGGACTCCAGTTCAACTGGCTGAACCTGTCCACGCTCATGTGTTCATTGTTCAAACCGATGGGACTAAAGTTAAGTCATCAAGCCGTGTGGAGATTCCTGCGGGTTGGTGGGCTGCTGAAGTGCCCGAAGATAACGGCGTTAAGCCGAGTGCTGCGCCATAAGATTCTTAAACAGATTAGCGTAAGCCACCGAGACCACCTAGTTAATTCTACGTGGTCTCTTTCATTTCCAAGTTTTCGATGGACTTGGGAGTTGTTGATCACTACTGCCCCTTGCGAGGGATAACTATAGAAAATCAACAAAACAACCATCATTCTTACTATATGTATATTTTTAGGAATAAACTATGCTTACTAATGCAAATCCCTCACGCTTGGGCGCAGCAAATCTCGGCAGCGATGCCGAAGCCCTCTTTCTCAAAGTGTTCTCTGGCGAAGTAATCACAACGTTTGAACAAGCCAACGTTATGATGCCTTTGCATCGTGTTCGCACCATTCAAAGTGGAAAGTCTGCGACCTTCCCTGTGACCGGTGTAGCGTCTGCTGCTTACCATACTCCCGGCGAGTCTATCTTGGCAACCCCAAGTGCAACCGCTACGGTCTTTGGTTCGCCTACTGCTGGCGTTGGAACCGCTGCTCCGTCAATCATTGCTGCAACCTCAGCATCGACTTCGAAGTACCTGAGCCGCTTTAAACACAACGAAAAGGTTGTCTTCATCGATGACATTTTGGTTTCCTCAGTGTTCGTTGCTGACATCGATGAGATGAAGAATCACTATGATGTGCGTTCTATCTACTCAACCGAGATCGGACGTCAATTGGCTTACGTTGCTGACAAGAATCTGATTCGTTCAGTTATTGCCGGTGCTCGTAAGACAACGGATCGTTTCGGTGGTTCTTCAACTGACTATCTTGGCGCTCAAATTGCAATCGGCGCATCGCCAGATGGTGATTCGGTGTTGGCTGGTTTGTTGTCAGCGGCTCAGAAGTTTGATGAGCGCAACGTTCCAGAAGGTGATCGCTTCGCAATTCTTCCACCAAGTATGTACTACCTGTTGGTGAATAGCAACAAAGATGCGATCAACCGTGATTACAATACAGAGTCCAACGGTAGCGTTGCATCTGGTACTGTTATGTCAGTTGGTGGTATCCGTCTCTTCAAGAGCAACCACGTACCAACGGCTAACGAAAGCAGCACCCAAGATGCGATTCACGGTTCGGATGGCGTTAAGAATGACGTAATTGTCGCCGGAGACGCTAAGGGTTACTCTGGTCTTAACTACACAGCCACCCGTGGTATCGTGTTCCAACGTGAAGCCCTCGCAACTGTGAAGTTGTTGGATTTGTCTTTGGAGACGGACTACATCACAGAGCGCATGGGTACACTCATGTTGGCTAAGTACGCAATGGGTCACAACGTGCTTCGTGAAGAGGCTTGCTTTGAACTCACTGCTGCGTAATTGATTACTGACACCTTCAGAAATAAGAGGGGGTGGTTCCCTTTGTTGGGTTCCACTCCCTCTTTTCTTTGCTTGTCTAGACTCTAGACTAGGAGATCTCTATGGCTCTTACAAAAACAACAAAACTACAAGCGATCAACACCATTTTGTCTACCGTGGGTGAACCGCCTATTAACGCTCTGAGCGCACAACGTGCCGATTCCTTGATTGCACAAAGCATTCTTGACGAGGTCTGCCGTGAGGTTCTGAGTTATGGTTGGCAGTTTAACACAGAAGATAATGTGCAACTGACACCTGAAGACAGCACCGGATTCATTTACATTGGCGAAAGCATTGTGCGCTGCGATATGGATCGACAGTACAGTAACTATGACATTATTATTCGTGGAAACAGATTGTTCAACCGAGTAAACAACTCATTCTCTTTTGGAGAAGTAATCTCAACGACTCAGGTTCAACTGATGGACTTTGACGATATGCCTGAAGTGGCTAAACGGTACTGTGCAATTCGAGCCTCTAGAATCTTCCAAGATCGCATGGTAGGCTCCACCACGTTGCACGGCTTTACGTCACAGGATGAAATGTTGGCGTTCACTAAGTTGTCTGAATATGAGAATGAAGTCGGAGATTATTCAATATTTGACGGCCCTGATGTAGCAAGAACATTCCTCCGAGAAGGATCTTATAGGATTAATTAATGCCCCTACTGACCTCACCTATTCCAAATCTTATTGGTGGAATTAGTCAACAACCTCCATCGGTACGAACCAGCAGCGAAGCGCAAGACATTCTCAATGCTGTCCCTAGTGCCGTAGAGGGTCTAACTAAACGTCCACCTTCAGAGTTTGTTTATACGGTGACCAACAGCGGCACTAACCCACAGTTGTTTCCAGTGGCTACACCTCCATTTATTCATGTGATTGAACGGGATAATGATGAGAAATACATTTTAACCATAGCCAACGATGGCACTATTTATGTGAATGACACGGCGGGAACTAAGAAAACCATTACATACGAGGTTTTGTCTAGTGTAACTTCTACAGTAGGTACAGCCTTGGCTTCTCAACGCTGCGCTTTAACGATTGGTGATGTAACGTTTATTGCAAACAAAACTACAAGTGTTTTGGCAAACAGTACTGTTAAAACAGCATCACCGGAGAACTACAACAGAGCAGGTCTTATTTGGATTCGACAAGGAAACTATGGTCGAACACATACTGTTAAAATTTCAGACAGCACGGGGGCTATATTAAGTTATTCCCACACTTCTATAGGGGCTGTAATTACCGCTGCGGGTTCAGGAGGAACAAACGGCACATGGCCTGTTACGTTTACTTATATTTCCGACACTAAATGGGAAGTATATCCACAAGGTGAAGTAACAGTTTCTGGGGGTAAGGTTACTGATGTAACTATTACAGTTGCGGGTAGCGGCCCGGCAGATGCAAACAAAAGCACGTTAACAGCCACAAATGCATCAAATATACCAAGCGCCTTTAGAATGGAATATGCACCAATTACTAGTGGAGACGTTGGAACACTTCATGTTGCCCAGTCCCTAATGTATGGTGGAAAAAGTGGTTATGTCGGCCCTGCGGGTGGCATCTATAGTAGGCTTGCCGGAAGTGTACTTAAAGGCAATATAATATCGTTGGCTTTTTCCTCTGGACAAACTCCCTACAACTTTACAGTAACTGCTGAAGATGATTTTGCGGGAGATGGTTTAACCTTTATTAGAGACGTAACTGACCGTATTGAAGACCTTCCACCAACGGCTCCTCAAGCATATATTGTTAAAGTAACAGGCTCAGGCGAGTCTAGTCGAGATGATTACTGGGTTCAGTTTATAGCAAACAATGGTACCTTTAGCGAAGGAATTTGGTACGAATGCACCGCTCCGGGACAGAAATATCAGTTAAACCCTGCGACAATGCCCTGCATTCTTATTCGCCAAAGCGATGGATCTTTTGTTTTAAAATATGCTAATGGTCTTACTCCTTCAAGTACAGCGATTACTCCTGCCGGTTCTGACTACTCAGCCTATCAATGGGTATATCGAGCAGCCGGAGATAATGACACTAACGATTTCCCCACTTTCTTAGGAAAGGGAATCACGAACATGATCTACCACCAAGGACGCTTGGGCGTGATGGCGGCAGACAACATTATCTTTAGTGAAACCTCAGAGTTCTTTAATTTCTTCCGAACTACGGTGTTGGACGTGTTGGATACAGATCCGATTGATATTGCTAGTTCTACACCCCGTGTAGGCAACATTACAGCGGCTCTTCAGTTCAACCGAGACGTGGTTCTGTTTACCCCCACAAGTCAAATGATCTTACGTGGTGGAGATGTTCTTTCTCCTAAGTCTGTTGCCCTAGCCCCGGCGGCTGAGTTTGAGAATCTAAGCGACACCGTGCGACCTTTTGCATCAGCCAACTCCATCTTCTTTACTTATGCCAATGGAGGCTTTGCGGGTGTTCGTGAGTTGGTTCCACAGGTTGCCCTTGATGGTGCCTACTACGCCAACGACTTAACCAACAATGTTCCCCGCCTGATCCCAAACAGCGTGACTCATTTAACAGCCACAACCCACGACAATATTGCAATGGTTGTGTCCGGTGGACATCTGTATGGCTATCGTTACTTTACCTCGGGTTCAGAAAAACTACAATCAGCGTGGTTTAGGTTTCAAATCTCAGACCCAAACAAAGTCACAGCCAAGGTTCTGTGGTGTCAGTTTATTAACTCAGATCTTTATGTTGCCCTTCTAAGAGGAGGCACTGATGCCAACAAAAATCTTGTAATTGAGAAGATCCGAATGGGTGCGGGTATTAATGATATTGCTTCTACTGGGAGCACTCCAATCACTTATCTAGACAACAGGCATTTGTTTGCTGTAGCGGCGGGATCATATAATTCCACCACCAATCTTACAACTTTTAACCTGCCTAAACCGATGTCTTATGATGCAACGTTGACCAAGGCAGTTACTCCCACAGGTTATGTATTAAAAATCATGTCGGGAACTTCGTACAACACCGGAACATTTGTTGCCGGAACAATCAATGTATTAGGGGATCAATCGGCAACTAAGGTTTGGGTTGGCTCGTCTTACGACATGGAGTATGTATTTTCTACTCCTTATCTTAAAGGACAGGCTGGCCGTGGTGTTGCCGCAATTACTTCGGGTAGATACCAGTTGCGCTACTTAAACCTTCAGTACTCTGAGACGGGCTACTTCCGTGTTATTGTTGATGTGAAGAACGAGGACTCTTACGAATACCTTTACACCGGTATTACATTGGGAACAGATACTTTAGATACTGTGCAGTTGGATACGGGTACATTCCGTGTACCTTTGTTTTCCAAGAACGACAACATTACGATCTCACTTATAAACGATACTCATCTTCCCTGTAAGATTTTAAGCGGAGAGTTAGAAGCCTTCTACAATGATCGCTCTCAGAGAACCCCACAGTGATTGAATACCGCCTTAGCCTCTTTGAAGATATCCGGATAGTCGCAGACAATATGCGATCAGAAGATATTAGAGAAGTTGCTTCGGCGTCTGGCTCAAGTCCTTATGACGCTTTGCTTGCGGGGTATGTAAAGTCCACTGAGTGCTTTACGATCTACCAGATAGACACTGGGCGCCCTGTGGCCATGTTTGGTTACTCTGTGGAACCTGACGGTGTTGGGTCGCTGATTTGGATGCTAGGGACGGATGATCTGACTAAGCACAGCCGTGTCTTCTTGAAGAGATCTAGGGCTATTGTGGATCATATTCAGACCAAGGCTACCATCCTGTACAACGCTGTGGACTCTAGAAACCAAGTCCATATACGTTGGCTTAGTTGGCTAGGTTTTAAATTTGTTTCAGTCATCGAAGAATTTGGTAAAGATAAACTTCCTTTTATAGAATTTGTGAGGATTAAAT